CTGATATGAAAATCAAATTTCCCTGACATATTGGGTGTATACGGCAAGAATGAGAAGGGGTTACCAATAGTTTTTACCCAAACATAAGGAATACCTTGAGTATCACCAGTAAAACCAATTACGGGGTATGCACCAGTGGGGTCAAATTTAGACCAAACCACATATTTTTCATATGACAAATTTAAGTTTCTGATTGCCATATCGTTTGGCATACTTACGTTACCTTGATTATAAACCAAGCCAAATGTATTAGCTATAATTGTTGTTGGTATTCTAAATTTGGAGATATTGGTTATTGCATCATACGTGAGATTATCGAAACTCGTATTACCACCGGGTATTGCATTTGAGTTTCCGAACAAACTTCCCGGATATTTTAAAATAATTTCTTGTATTGAAACTCTAAAAAATTCATATGTGCTGCCAAATCTTACGAATGTATTTAAATTTGACTTATCGAGATTCAATACCGCATTTACTTGATAATCAAGTACTATTCTTGATTGTGCCTCATTAAGACCAAGTGTTTCTAATGTAACGGGGCGAACAAAAGAACTCAAGGTATTTGAATAATCAACATGAGTTCTCCCGTCAAAATTAGTAGTGACAGAAAATTTACCGAACTGAAATATTGTTTCGGATGCCGTGTTATTAAAATTTGTACCGTTTAAGTTTTGGTCGAGATTTGTATTTACTACTTTTACTTTTCCCACAATCTTTACATTTTACTATAAATACGATAATAAAAAAAATCCCAATTGTTTACACCGGGATTTTTGTGTTAGAATTTAACATAAATTATTATATACCAGCAATAACATCATTAAAGTTCTGTGTTTCATCAATATTGGTTCTTTTTTGTTTAACTTCATATAGTGGAACATTTGTTACATCGTCTTTGATTTCAAATAAATTAAATTGGTCAGTAATTACATTATTTGCATCATAATATGTCAATATGCCATTTTGAACATCTTTTACTTGATTACCCACAAGAATATTTGCAAGTGTATCAACAGTATTCTGAACCATATCAATTTCAATTACTAATGGATTGAAAAACGTATTCGATAGTAAGATTGTTTGCCCCGGATTACCAATAAACGGTAATACGTTTGGTTTAACATCCGATGAGCTGCTTGGAGTTAATTGTAAAAACAATAATGTGCCTGCATCATCAAAACGATATCTAATCGCCTTTTGATTCGTATTACCAACGTTTTCGCTGATTGGAACTACTTTATTTGCTGTTGCGACATATCTCACAACATTTCTCATTTTTGTTTGAGTGCTATCTTGATTTATATATTCAACCCTATACCCTTGTAATGCATTATTTGCTTGTAATGGTGATGGTAGTGCGGTTAAATCTAAAACAATTCCTTTAACACTTGGTAATGAAGATAATACACTACAATCAATAATTACTGTGGGAGTTGTTTTGGGTTTGATGTAAATCGTATAAATACCTATTTGATTAAATATTGTTGCGGGTAATTTGAGATTATAGAGACCCTCTAATATATTTTCACTACCAGCTATTTGTTCGTTTGTTGGAAGAGTATTATATGATAAATATTCTGTTGGAGTTAGTGGATATATTACATTATTCAATGTTTCCCTGTTAGGTACAAAATTATAATACATGCTAATATCATCGATACTAACGTCTGAGGGTCTTACTATACCATATGTTCCAATTGCCATATCTTATGTGTTATTTACTATATTAAAAAATTTACCACCAGCATATGTTGTCAAATCAACCAAACTACTAATGTATTCCAACCTATAATTTTTGTCAAATGCCGATATTTCTTGTCTTACTATAAATACATCGTCATAAATTTTTGGGTTACTTATTATGTTTTCTTTATTCATATCCTTATATATCGGTTTGTTGATGAAATTACTGTTTGTGAATCCTTGACCGAAAAAAAGAAATGTTGTGCCTGATGTAGGTCCAGAAAGAGTATCAACATATCGTATACCACCAAGAAAATAAACTACTTTATTACCTATTGATTGTGGATAATTCACACCATCGGTTGAGAAATTGCCACCACTTACGTATTGTTGTGAAAATGGAACACCAATGACATATTTTTTCAACTCTGTGAGTCTGCTTGATGATTGTCCAGTAACATTGTAGCTTATCGGTGTTATTGCCGTACCCGTAATATAGCCAGTCGAATGTCCTGTTACTAATCCACTTGCAGCAAGGGTTATTTGACCACTCAATATTGATTCGAATTTCTGAAGGTTTTGTGCGGCAATAATAGGGTTGGCATTGTATAATTGAATATAATTATATGGGGTATCAACCATATATGCATCAAAGAAACCAATATCTTCTGAATTTTGAACTAATCCGAATTTAATGTTGTAGGTAACACCAGTATTGGGGATAATAACATAACAACTACCAGTACAACCACTAAAAACAACATCAGTTTTTGGGATTCTACAACCAAAAAAAAGTTCACCCGTTCGAATATTTCTATATGTGCAGGGAACTGTTGTTCCGGTTGTCATTATTAGTTGTATTGTTTTCTTTATGTATTCCATTATACCACACTCTTTCTCAAAAATACCTTAATGTCCTTCTCCGGATATTTAATTTCAAACATCGAATCTTCGGTTGCGTAAATGGTATTGTTGATTATTAATATTTCGCCAGTAGCGGGGTTGAGAATTTCTTGCGAAACCACATTATTGGAGTATTGACCACCTGCTTTATTATAGACGGTGATGCTAATAACATTGATAACACCATTTGCATTAAGTATTTGTCTTTGTAATCTACCAAGAAATATGTTTTCATCCATTTCATAATTATTTATGTTAAAATAATCTCTAACAATGGTAATTATGCTATTAGCAATTTGGTTATCTGCAATGTTTTCCACATAAACATCAATATCAAAAGCTAAATTGAAGATTTTACCATTCTTAATTTCCACATAATCATTTATCATACGAAATTCAGTAAGATATTCAGCAATATTCTCATTTAATAGAGTATTGCTCGAATTTGTTAATTTACCATCACTACCAATACCAAGAGTAGAAATTACTACTTTATTATTTTGTTTGAATGCATTAGCACGAAATGGCGAACCAAATCTTCCGGGCATTTTATAAATCTGCAATAAATAATCCGTAAGCGTGACATCTCTCATTTGACTACTGAAATTATACTTTATTAATTGTCTGATTTGCTCATTGCTTAAGCCATCATTACCACCAATAGCCGGAATAGGATTATTAACTCTTAAACTTCTTTGTACTTGTTGATTTAAAATTTGTTGCGAACCAACAACCCTTAAAGAATATCCACCAAGTTGTGTCAAAGTACTTGCACCGAGATTTGAATTTATCCCACCACCAGTTCTGTATCTTACAAATAATGTACTGTTTGGTTTTAATTTTTCACCCAATGCAGTATTGTTTAAAAAATTATCAAGAAAATATTTATTGCTAACGCCTACCTTAATAAAACCATTCTTAAATGCATTAGCATCGGCATCTCCCGAACCAAAGGTTAGTTTACAATAGCCGTTTGAAGTATATTCTTTTATAAATTTTTTTGTGATATCAATCCAACGAGCTGCTTTTATGCCAGTATTCTCTTTGGTGGCAGAACTACTGAAGTTTTCTACGAAAACCCTTTGTTGTGCAAGATAATCTACCTCATAATATCTATTTTCATTTACATAAAAGTCTGCAATTGGCGGGTTAGTACTATAATTTGTTCCTTCCAATAAAATGACATTATCAATTTCAATAACATCGGGGTCTGGTAGTGTTAGCGTGAAAAAAGGTATTACGTCATTTGGATTGATAATTCTTTTAAACACATTCGTACTGCCATTGATAACCACCTCTCTTTTAGTAACAGTATAACTTTGCACAATACCATTTGAATCCAAATTAGGTATAATAGAACGATTAGGGTCGCCAAGATTACTAACTGCTGAACGCCAATCAATAATATCTTGAGTTTCAAATATCTTACCACCACCAAGTACTTGTGCACCAGGAGCAAGTGTAGGATAGTAACTTGCATCGGGTCTGTCACCAAGCACTGGAACTACAACACTAAAATCCACCACAGTTACTGAGGGTCTTCTACCGGGAATATTAAATCCCATGTTCTTTGCAATACTCAATAATGACGACCTTAATTGAGCATATTCTAATTGTGTTTCTTGAAACGCTCTGTCTGTGTTTATGCTTAAGTTGTTTCCCACACCAGCATTAAGGTCAATAAGCATTGCACCTACACTGGAATCAGTGAAATCTGACAATACTTCGGGATATGCTTGTCTGATATACGAAATTAAGTCTTGTCTAATTTCTCCGAAAGTCCTGCTTCCGTATTGAATTATGTTTGTTGTTGTATCTGTTGCCATATTTTAAAAGTTTAAATCTAATTGACCGCTTTCTGAAAAACTATCTTCTGTATATGTAAATGAAATAGTTACATTAAGTTGATTTTCGGATATTGGTTGACCATTATCATCGAGATTCCAATTGAAATTAATCTTATTGATTTTCAAATTTGGAATATATTTCGATACAGTTGTTCTGATTTCTTGTTCAACATCAGTAGCATTTAATGTGTCATTGGGTTCGAAAATGAACTTCAATAAATCTGTGCCATAATCCGGTTCATAATATCTTTCCCCTTTCTGTGTAAGCAACAATAACAACAAGTCGGAACTAAATGCTTCTTTGGTTACTTGAGTCATCAAAAAGTAGGTGTTTTTACTTAAGTCATCATTTAAAGGAAATTTGATATTGTACGTAATCATATATAAGATTTTCTATAAATACTATAAACAAAAAAATCCCGACATTGATTGCCGGGATTTGTCTGGATTTGTCTGAACTTGTCTTAA